TCATGTGTCTTTTTTCGCATTTCTGGTCTGGAATGCTTAGATACATGGTTCCATAAACTCGTAGAACTGGTGCGTTATCGTCAAAGTTCTTTAGCTCTTCCTTGAGTTCTCTCACATTCATATTTTATCCTATTAATTGCGCTACAAAATCATCAACTTGTTCAGATGCTAATTTCTCAACGTGAGTAACGTTAAAGTTTTTCAAGACTTCATCACGTCTTTGATTACTTATATTATTCTCTATGAGAAATTCTTTTACTACTGTTAATTCATCAATAGTCATTGCTGTGAGAACTGGCGTGTCGTCTTCTCTAGTTTCTGATAATGGCTCTTCTACAGCAGCCTTGTTTTTCTCTACTAAAGCCTTTAAATCTTCTTTAATACCATTATTTTTATCTTTCGGCGTGATATCTTTTAGATCGTAATCCTGGACTTCTTCAGCCATCCGTACGCCTCCTAATGCATCAGCAAAACTATCTCTTAAAGCAAAGCCGCGTGCGCGCATTTGCAACATCCGAGACGGATAAGAAGTCCACGGCCCTGCTTTACCCCATAGATTAGCAGTTACCGCATCCTGAATAGTAAATAAATTAGACACTTCAGTTCTACCTCGTCGTTTTACTATACATTCATAGCCTATAGTTTTTTTATCTTGGTCTAAAATCTTATGTTCTTTGATATCTTCAAAATCCGGATGACCAGAACATACAGCTAGCATTCCATCACCGTATAATGCCGGTTTACCATTAATAACGGCTATATTTTGTACTGCAGCGAGCGGAGACAGGCGCAGACTTCTACCCATTTCCATGGCTATCAAAACATCCTGCGGCTTATTCGCGTAGGCTTTAGGAACCATCGCAGACTTAGAAATCATATTAGCCATTCTAAAAGCATGCTCAAAATTCTTCGGTGATAAAAATGAATTATCGTTATCGTGTGTAGTTATAGTTATTTCATTACTCATTTTATTTACCTTTATTTTTAGTTATTAATTTCATTAATTTATATGCAGATTTTATTTTTATACGTTTAGCCTTTCTTTCAGTCATATCCGCATCTTTAAGAATATCTTTGATAATGCGCATTATAATATGTTTATAATCTTCTACTAAAGTATTGATAAGATTCTGTATTTGTTCTGCATTATAAGGTCTATCTAGATCAATCATAATTAATCCTCATTGTTAGCATAATTCGGTATAGTAAGTATTTGCGAATTATATCCCGGCCAATCCCCATTGTCAAGGCAGATTGCTAGCTTTTGCATTGAATTATTAAATTGATTCATCCCGTGGTTGATAGCTTCATCATCAAGTATATAATAAACGCATGGATATCCTGGTGTCTTCTCAACACAATAAAATACGAACTTTTCAAGCGTAATACCGACAGACGCTAAACCAGCCCTGATAATCGCTGCTTGCATAAAATAACCGCTGCTGTGTGCAGTTGCTTGGAATGCTCTGTAGCTTGCATCTTTAGCCGTTTTAAGATCGGTTACTACTGACCCTACCCAGGCATCAGGACGACACTTAACTTGTAAGCCAGTAGGCCCATGCGTGAAATAAATACTATTCTCAGTTTTAACATTAGTAAATAAATCTTGCCCCATTTTATCATTCAGAACAGCTTTAGCAGTAGCTTTTGCCTCGGCATATATGTCACTTGCTATAACCTCTTTGCCTATAGACATTCTATTAAATTTCTCTTTAAATGCCTGATTGATTGCAATTGTTTCTTCACGTGCTTTTTTTTGTCTTTCGTATTTATCGCGCCCTACATCTCTGAGTAATTCTACTTTAGGTAAAGCTATATCGTTAGGTTCGACAATATACCTATCAGCAAAACTCGTAGGTTCAAGCACTAAAGCGTGTACTAATTCCCCAAGCTTCATACATTTAGTTGATTTTTGTTGAACTGCGTCAGGATTAAGGTATTTGTTCCAGTAATGCCAAGGGCTACGTTTAAACTCCCAAAGCGCGCTGCGTGATAAACCTTCGCTTGTGTGATATTCGGCATTAGATATAGCGTGAACACCATTGTTTAATTTCTGTTTCATTGTATTTTCTCCTTTGTTTAGTATATAGCAATATGTTGCTATAGCTATAATTGCATAAGTAAAACTATAATGCAATAGCTTGCTATAATTTAATTTCCTTGTTATAGTCATCCTGAAAATAAAACATTAATTAAGATATATATATGACTCCTGAAGAAGTAAAAGAATATTTTAGTACAACTTATAATTTCCAAAAAGTTACCAAAATGTCAAATAACACGTTATGCAACTGGCTAAAGTGGGGATATGTGCCTTATCTATCTCAAAAGAAAATAGAAATCCTAACGAATAGCAAGTTAATCGCTGAATGGCATCCAAAAGAATTAGAAGTAAGAGAGAAGGGGTATAGTCATGATTGATTTTAAAATTGGCGATGAGGCTTTTTTTTTACGTAACATAAGATTTGACAGTGACACAGATATATCCGAAATAATTTTAAAATTTGAAGAAGTTGAATCATGCCATGATTTAGACTATCTGAATAAAAATCCAGGTGTTTATTATCCGCGTCGTAAGACCTCGTGCTTTAGGTCGAGGATATAAGACGCGAGTAAAAAAGTTTGCAAAGTAAATAATCTTTGCTATCCTGGTTCTTGTCGCCGATAACCAAGACGATCTACCGCCGGGCAGGCGGGATGTAATGCTTGTGGAGTGGAATGCATAAGCACCACTGTGAAGCAAGAACCGGAATCACCTTCCTTTAGGTCGGTGAGGATGTCAAATTAAATCAAAACAAGAATGCATAGATGCTTTCAAACGGAGATTAGATGAACTTTAAAGAGGGCGATATAGTTTATTATTTTGTGCCGAATAAAGTAGATTTTAAACTAAAGGTTAAAATATTTATGATTATTGTTAATGATGATCTTGATGACGAGTATTTATGCAAGGATCTAAAAACTAATTCTGTTTTTCATGTATCTAGCCGCGATTTAAAAACTTTAAAAGAAGTTGGATGAGTTATGAATAATAACAGAGTTATTGTTTTAAGCAAAAAAAGGTATTAGAATCAGAGAATTGGATCGGGGCATGGCGGAAAATGTACCACACCCCAACAGAGTATTTTAATTTTAACATTACGTTTGCCGATCCTCAAGACCATTTTTTAAATATCTTATTACCAAGGAAAGATAGATGCCTGACTTCATGGAAGAACTTGCAGAAATGGAACTCGCAGAGATGAAAGAGTTATTAGCAGCCCTAGAGCACGAAATAACTTTTACCCCGACCGATATATCCCTAGACGAATTAAACACAATAGAGAGGCTCTCATGAAGAAAATACCACTACCAATTTTAAAATCTATAAGCGTGATCGAAAACACACTAAAAGAGATAAGAGAAGATCTAATATCTGAAGACCAGGCGGAAGTTCTACGCGCCCAACTTCAAAGTATAACCCTAGCTAAATACATTAATGATTGGTTCGATGACCAACTCATGGATAATTTAGAGATGTATAACAAAATGAAGGAGTCTGACTAAATGGAGCCTTATCTTTCGAATTTATCATACTTTGAGATAAGACGCTTTCAAGCAGAGTCTAAAAAGTTACTACAATTAACTGAAGATTTTTTAACATCGATAGATCATATGCATTTAGAAGCACTCCTAAAGCGTCCTAATCATAATATTGTAGATGCAATTAGGTTACGCGACGGACTTAATATTGTATTATCGATACTTAATGACGAATTAGAAATGAGAAGAAAACCTGCAAATTAAATTATAAAAAGGAAGGAAGTTATGCCATGTGAACCTATATTTATGGTTATCGGTCTTTGGCTATTATTCGCTAATATCGGGTTAATGATTATAGCTTACAAACATCATCAAGAACTAGATATGATGTATACTCAGACGATTAGATTTACTAATTTAATTGACGACTTTTTAGTGCGCATCAAAGTACTAAATGATAAGATTAGTAAGTTAGAGAAAAATGAAAGTAGCTAGTCATGGAACCAGCTACTTTGCTAATAGGGAATTAGGCAATAATCACAATTATTATATGTCAGAATATAGTAGAAAGAAAGGGACTTAAAAATAAAAAAGGGCAGTTTTAGCTACCCTTTAAATTTGTTAATGGGCCCGGCAGCCCCCCAACAGTTGGCATTATAGCACACTACTGTTGGGGGGCAAGATAAATTTGTGCTATTTGAGAAATATTTTATGTCCACTCCACAAAATCAAAAATCTCTGATTAATAATAAATCCAAACATAGCTTCGATGTTGAGGTTGCTTCAAAAATAGGCATTCAATGCGCTATAGTTTTAAGTGATATATGCAACTGGGTGAAATGGAATCAAGACGAAGGGAAGCAAGATAACTATCACCACGGTAGATTTTGGAGTTATCGTAGTTATCCGGCCTTTGTTAAGCATTTCCCTTACTGGAACGAAAGACAAATCAGAACAATTATTGAAAAATTACTAAAAGAAGAGTTATTGTTAGTTGGTAACTTTAATAAATTGAAGTACGACCGCACTTCCTGGTATACCCCTTCTGACAAAGGCTTAAAAATTCTCGGAAGATTAATTGAAGACTCCCAAATTGACACATCCGATGAACACTCGCCCCGCGAAGATGCTAATTTTGAAAAACCTTCTGAACCCACATCACCACTCATCTGTCAAAAAAGTCAGATGGAAGAGACTAAAAAGTCAGATGAAAATGACGAAAATGACAGACCTATACCAACTCTACCTTCAACTCTCCCTTCATCTCAAAGATCTACTACTACTACTAGAACTCCGGAATTTAAAAATTTCAGTGAAGTAGTAGTAGAGGTTTTGAATAATGATAAGACAACTAAATTAGATATTTCAGAATTAGTTGATTATGGATTTGATGGAACACATATCAACCAACTAATAAACTTTCATTATCAAGGCAGACAGGTATTGCATGACAGGATTCAACAAGCACTCAATAATTTTGTTTTTTATCTAAAACAAGGCTCTAATGCAGAAAGAATCGCTGACAAACCGAGTTATTTTTTTAAAACTTTCAATTCTACGGGCTTCTTTCCTCCACCGCCTCCCTTTCCATCTAATAAAAATGGCTCTAATAAACCTAAAGAAGCCACAGTAGATTCATTTATGATTTTTGATAAAAAATATCAAGCATGGACAAGCAATTTAACGAAAGAAGAACTTGCAGAAATCCACGAAGTGTCAAATAAAAACATTCCTATGCAATCTAGGTTACGTACTTATTTTAGAAATAATATTTGGAAAGAGCAATCATGAGTTCAGAATCAATAAACATATTAAACAACTTCTTCAGACATGCCGAAAAAATCAATTTAGAGCTGTTAGAGGGCGACAAAAGGTATTTAAGATGTCTAGCAATGGCTGCAAAACCAGACCGCCTTAGAAACGCTCTAATTGCGTATATCGACCATTGGCAAAAAGCTATGCAAAATGAACTTAACGAAAATAAAAAGCAGGGCGAAGGAAGAAGAGCAGCTAATAATTATATTAGGGATGCTATATGACTGAACATAGATTTAACACAAGCAAAAAGAAATACACGCTTGAGCGGCTTTTCGCCATGATTTGGGTTGATGGACTAACTCCCAAGTACAGAAAAGAATATTCAAAGCATATGTGTAAATGCAAGAATTATGAAAGAAATATCCCCGCAGTTGAAAAACTGTATGATTATTATATGTTATATAAATGGCCAATAGCTGATGAGAAATTACAAAAGCTGATAAAGAAATATAAGGGAATTTAAACGCCGAAATCGGGTATACGTCATCTATATAGTTACGCTATTTTCTTATTGTAGTATGATTGTATAGGTAGCATTGTAGTCTAAACTATCACGGTGATATTTTAATTGACAAATCATTATGACTTTTCTATCATCATCCCATTATTAACTAATCTTAAAGTGATTTTTATGCATCAAGAAGAACTACTAGCTAATTATCCAAATCTAACTATAAGAAAATTAGAAAATGAAGTTAAGAGAAATGGTTTTATTTATAAGTTAGTCGAGCGCGCAAATCACAGATGTTTGTATGCGCAATATACTAAACTTGGTACGATTAACTCTTATGAGGTTTTTTTAACGAAACTGGGGGATATCAATAAAACGAAAGAAAGCTTTGCAAAACTTAATAATACCGTTTTTGAAGATACCGGTAACAAAGAATATTACGAAATATTCCCACGTGATGAGGAATTCGGTAAAAGAGCCTGGACTTATCCCAATCTTGAACTTGCAAAAAAAGCGTACGATTCAAAAGGGTAAGCCCTTGAAAATAGTTCTTTTTCTAAGTATTTAATTACGATTAAACTTAAAGTTATGTACGCATTGGTATTGATAGTGCTAAATATAGCTTGCCTTTAATCATATCTCTGGTTTCTGCAAGCCTATTACTTTCATGATAGCTATACGCATTTGCCACTGCTATTAGTTTGTTAAGCACCACGGGAACAGTTGCCTGGGGAACAGTTTGTGTGTTATTAACAACCTTAACACTACAACTGTTCCCGGTTCCTACTCGTGATAACCCTCGTCTATCAAAAAATCATTTTCCATGTATGTTACAAATTCCATCATCCTATCGCACTTGCAGTTATCATACCCACAATTGCACCAGTCGAGGTGCTCGTCCCCGTGCGGCTCATTGAGATTAAGCATGAGTCACCTCACTAACCCTGGCTAATACTCCAGTGTCTAACATGAGATAAAACTGAGTGTCACCAACTACGTCAAGCCAATTTTCTTTGCTGTCCTTAATTCTTCCGTATACGTAAGAGATTTTCATTTTTCGATCCTTCGAAAAGATTTGCTTAAATGCAGTATATTTGATTATAATATTATTGTTCATTATATATTTTTGTATATTGTAATTTTAGTTTAGATATCCATATATCATGTGCTACCTTTGCCCGTAGCACATGTTTTTAGAATGGACATTCGTCTAGTGCTAAATTATCTAGACAATCCCAGCAGACTAACTCGCAATTATTCGCCGGGTGTATTTCGCATTCTGCATCGTCAGCATCTTTTATTTCTTCGCATTCAAAACATCTATACATACTCATTTTTATTTACTCCAGTTTTCTATCGCGTAATAAAGTACTAACCCAGTTGCTAGTGCTATTGTTATTGCTAAGTGAATTGTTAGAATCATTTTTATTTACCTTTCTTTTGTGTTAATCTTAGAGCTGATGTATCAGTTCATATTTGTATTATAGCATCCACTTGCTATATGTCAAGTGGTTGAGTGAAATAATTCAAATATTCTGTGAAATAAATTATTAGTTAGTTATATAAGGGGCGTCAACGATGAGCCAGGATGCTGAGTTAGATCGGTGGGGCAGTAAATACAAAGATGGGATGTGTGATGAACTCATTGAGATGTTTTCTAAAGGCAAAACACAAGCTCAGTTTTGTGCCAAACATTCAATAGCCACTGATACTTTCCAAAAATGGCGTAAGAGCCACAAAGCATTCGATAAAGCATGTGAGTTAGCTCATAATAAAGCACGTGATTATTATGATGAGATGCGTCATGAAAACATGTTAGATCCGACTGTAAACTGGGGTACATTTAATAAAATGTATAGTGCTCGCTTTAATGTAGCTGACAAACGCACAGTGCGCGTGAAGGGCCTCGGCAAAGCAAAAGATGAGCGTGAAATGCTCAAATGCTTAAACAAAGCAGTCGATGAAGAAGAATTAACGCCCGATGAAGCACAAAAACTATCATCCCTGATAGATATTAGTTTGAAGGTTAAGCAGACTTGTGAATTAGAAGATAGAATTGTTACTCTTGAGAACGGTCAGAAAACTTAAACATGCTTCCAGCTTGCAATCAACATACCTAATGCAAACAAAACCAACGGCATACATATAGCACCGATTGCTAAGTTATATAAATTATGTATTTTAGTATCTATTTTCATATCTAGATTTTGTATTTTAGTATCAATTTTTGTATCTAGATTCTGTATTCTTACATCTAATCTTTCGATAGCTGCTTCAATACTAGAAAATTTACTATTTTGCTCTGATAAACGTAGCTCGTGATGTCTAAGTTTTACTTCATGTTGTATCCATGCCTCATCGTGGATCGGTTCTATTGTGCTCATATTATTTACCTCTTTTTTTGTTTGAATTAAGACTATAATATCATAGCAAACTACTTACATGAAGCGATTGCTACAATTTAATTTATCCCCGTTTTTTGTGCATAACTACATTAAGAATAGCGAAAACCCTTTATATTATACTGACTTAAGAGTTTGTAAAGTTATTGATCAAAACTACTAAGCATGTTAATCTATATATCTTTTTATATTGGATAATATATGTCATATGAATTTAAGTATATAACCACAGACCTTAATGAAGAAATCACTTATAAAATAAATAAAACTGATGGGATACTTAATTTATTATATTTTTTTGAGGAATTCTTAATAGCTTCAGGTTATAGTGAAAGTACGGTTGAAGAAGTTATAAAAGAATATTTGGATGATACCCTTAAATATAATATCACTCCCAATTCGGAATAACTGCTCCTAGTTTATTTTTTAACTCTGTATATTCTTTCTTACCGACTACATCTAGCCTAATCTTTGGATAATACTTAGCCATTCGCCTAATCTTTGTGCGGCTTTTGCTATCCATGAATCCTTTTACTTCTATATAGCGTGGCTCACTATCTTGCTTATCCCAAATCTTAAAATCAGGTAAATAGCTTCTAACCCCACGCTTAATTGCATTAAACCAGAAAACATCAGGCTCAAACTCCCATTTGTAGATAATCTTTTGTTTGATTAAGAAATTTAAATAGCGGGCAAAATTCGCCTCCCAGCCGCTGCGGAAATGTATATCTCCCAAATCGGAACGTTTACCTTGGTGCGCTGTAAATGTTTTAGGAATTCTTCTTGTCCTAAAAGGTTTTTTGAATTTGATACATGCCATAATAGTCCTTTATTGGATGTGGTGTATTATTATATAATACAACTGAATATAATAATTGAGGTAGTGTTGTGACAGATAAAAGATTTACAAATGAGAGATGCTCTGCAATCATTGATGCGATTGCGCATCATATACCGCACGATTTGGCTGCTGAGGCCAACGGCATATGCTATACAGAGTATTATGACTGGCTTGAAACGGGTAGGGCGCATATGTTAGATGGCGTGGAAACTAAATATGCAAAATTTTATCAAGACATTAAGCGAGCTGAGATGCAAGCTATTCGTTCACATTTAGATATAATGAATGCTAGACCGGAACATTGGGAAGCACACGCTTGGATACTTCATCACAGATGGCCGCAATATTTTAATCAAAAGGAAACAGAATAAATCATGAAAGATAAGAAGAAAGAAAGTAAGAAAGAAGACGCACATAAGAAACATGAAAAGCATTTGATGGAAAAGCCAAAAGCTATGAAAGCAAAGATAAAGAAAAAGAAAGATTGCCCATAAGGAGATTATCATGAGTGGAAAATATGTTTCGGACAAGCCTGATGGCTATATGAGAACACGTAACAATGTTTATCTTGAGCGTGAAACAAAGCTTCAAGACAGAACATTCAGAGAACAAGGGGCATTGCGTAATTTGCCGCCACAAAGCAAGAAAAATTACGGTAAGAACGATCTGCGAATAGACAAAGACAGATAATTAGCTCTAGACAAACATAGGTCTCTCTCTTATAGTTATGGTGAAATTAATAACTATAAAAGGGATATTTACTATGTCTACTAACATGAAAGGATGTTGTACAGGACCTGCGGGCCCGGTCGGTCCGCAAGGCGTCCAAGGATTGCAAGGTCCATCTGGCGCGGATGGTGCAGCAGGTGCTCAAGGGCCGGCTGGTCTAAATGGTGCTCCGGGTGTGAACGGAGTAGCTGGACCAGTCGGCCCGATGGGTGCTGCTGGCGTCAACGGAGCTAATGGCCTTAATGGTGCTAATGGTGCTCAAGGCCCACAAGGTGACCAGGGCGCAGCTGGCGTTAATGGCGCAGCCGGGTTAAATGGTGCTCCTGGCTTAGCTGGCTTGCCAGGTGCTCAAGGCCCGATGGGATTACAAGGCCCTCAAGGGTTACAAGGTTTACAAGGCGTTCCTGGTGACTGTGTTAACTGTCCGTGCGAGGGCGCAGGCGTTGAATATGCAGAAGTTTACTCTAATGCTATTCAAAATCTAGCGGTTTCCCCTGGACTTAATATGCCCGGTGGTGTTGTAATATTAGAAAAAACTGTGGTGGCTACTGCTAATATAGACGTCTCCAAGGCAGCTACAACAGGTCAAATCACGGTAAACCGAAAGGGTTGGTATGATGTTGCGACCGGTATTTGCGGCGCCTTAAATCCTGTGCCTTCTCCGTTGCCATGCTGGACATTGTCGTTGTTTAAAAATGGCGTATTAGTTCCAGGATCAACATTTGCTAATCAGACTATTAGTCCCGAACAGGCATCTAATGAGATTGTTGCAGATGTTTATTTATATTGTGCAGCTGGTGACGTCTTAGCTTTAGCAAGTACGAGTACAAATCCGGTAATCTTATCATCTCCTACGCTAGGCACTAATGCTCAGCCGTCTTGTGGTTATTTAAAAATCAGTTCCCTTCAGCTTGACGTCTAGTTAAATTAATATCCGGCTTTATATTGTTATAAAGCCGGATATATATAATAATATCATTAGTTTATTTAAAAAAAGGTTATTAGTATGGCTAAAGATAACAAATGGATTGAGAAAGCATTGCCACCATCTAGTAAGGGTAAGTTACATAAGAAACTTGGCGTAAAACAGGGCGATAAAATCCCCGAAAAGAAGCTAAAAGCAGCAGAAAAGAAAGGCGGTAAACTGGCTAAAGAGGCCAACTTAGCACAAACTTTAGGTAAAATGAAGAAAAAATGATGGGAATGATTCAAAATAGATTAGACGAATTCAATATGTGTGCAGAAATGTTAGAGATTAATGCTATTGAATTGAATAAATGGATGGAATGCATAGCTACAACTTTAACTGAGCGTGCAAAAAAGAGCATACACAAGCCAGGGGTTTATGTTTTTAATATGTCTATTGATGAAATCAAGGATTAGTAGATATGATAACTATCTTAAATTCATGGGTTGAGAAAACCAAATCTAAAAAAAAAGCTGAAACTGCCCCAGCTTATGAAAAGTCGGTTTATCGCAATGACTTTGCACAGCAGACTAGAAAACCTGATAAACGTAGCACGCCGTGTCTTAAAATGACAATGAACCGGTCAAACTCAAGTACTTTTAGGAAGTAATATGATGAATGATTGGATTGATGTTAAAGATAGATTGCCAGCTGATGGCGATGAAGTTATAGCTTTTAATGGCAATAATGTAGGGGCATTGACTTATTTTAAGAGAGAGAATCTCTGGTGTGATTACCACAGCTATTATTGGCCAAAAGTAATATATTGGATGCCTTTGCCTCCGCTACCAAAGGAGTAATATAATATGCAATGCAGACAATGCAATTATCCCGAAAGCCATGTAGTCATGACTACAAAAGATGATAGACGCAATCAGTTATTGCGTAGGCGTGAGTGCATTAAATGCGGTGTACGTTTTACTACTCAAGAAGATTTAAGACTAAGTGGTAGTGGTCAAGACTATAAAACTATACCTCCCAAATCGGTATTAGACAAATGAGCCTCTCAGATTTCAAGAAAAGAACTGCAATGCTAGAAGAGTCTAAAAACAAATCAACTGAAATACAATTAACAATAAAAGATAATAGCATGATAATTCATGCAGGTGGCGGGGATAAAATATATGTACCGACAGCAACAGGTAATGTGGCTCATAATAATGATTTTTTTGTGCGTGTTATTATGGGACCTTACGGCAGTGGTAAAAGCACATGGGCAGCTACTGAAATCGTTAAACGAGCTTGTGAAGTCCCTAGATGGTATTCTGGACGCAGAAAAAGCCGCTGGGGAATCGTACGCAATACAAGCGGCGAATTACAAAGTACAACGCTAGCAACATGGCTGGCATGGTTTGATGACTTGGGCGATGTAAGAAAAAGACAAAAGCCTATCCTGACTTATGAGCATTGTTTTAATGATGGCAATGGCGTAGTTGAATTAGAGCTTTTATTCATTGCATTAGATAGACCAGAGGATGTGCGTAAGATTAAATCGCTAGAACTGACGGGATGTTATATTAATGAATTGTCAGAGGTTCCCAAAGCTGCGTTAGCTCACATGAAAGGTCGTGTTAATCGCTATCCATCCAAAGCTTTTTGTTCACAACCGTATTGGTCTGGAATTATTGCAGATAGTAATCCTTGCGAAGATGACCACTGGATATACAAAGACTTTGAAGAAAAACATACAGAACATCATGTTCTCTTTAAACAACCGCCTGGGTTGCTCAAAGACGAAAATGGTAAATGGGTACGCAATCCGAACGCAGATAATGCCAATCATTTACCAGATAATTATTATGAAATGTTGGCAGCTGGTCAGTCTGAGGATTTTATTAAAGTATTCTGTTTAGGAGAATGGGGAACGGTTGGATTTGGCAAGCGTGTCTATCCTGAATTTAATCCTGACCTTCATGCTGTACAGGCATTAGAAGCAATCCAAGGTGAAAAATTAATAGCGTCCTGGGATTTTGGTTTAACCCCAGCATGTGTTATATCACAATTATCGGCGCGTGGTCAGCTGATGGTATTAAAAGAATATGTGGGTGACGGAATGGGCATTAGAACATTTGCTGAATCTATCGTTATACCTGGATTATTAAGAGATTTTCCATATTGTAAGGTAGGAATATCTGTAGCAGATCCAGCTGGAAATGCGCGCAATGAAATTGTAGAAGAAATGTCCTGCATTGGGGAATTATCATCATTAGGTATACCAACAACAAGTGCTAGAACAAATGATATTGACCCTAGATTAGGTTCAGTCAGATATTTTTTAAATAAGATGATTGATGGTAAACCAGCATTTATATTAGATAGAAAAAATTGCCCTACCTTATTTAAAGGATTTGTTAAAGATTATGTATATGCTAGGCTAGCTGTGAGTGGAGAAGAGCGCTTTAAGGATAAACCAAATAAAAATATGGCTTCTCATCCTATGGATGCGTTAGGTTATGCTTGCCTCGAAGTAGCAAGTGATAGGATAATGGCTGATAAAATGGTTGGTAAGGAATCAGAAAATATGTTCAATCCGGTCTTTCGATGGCAGTGAGATAACTAATAATGAAATGTTCAATAGATATATGTGATAGAGAAGCTAAAAAGAGAAATCTTTGCCTTGCGCATTATGAAAGATTCATAAGGAATGGAGAAGATTTTGATAGGTCGCCAATTGTAGATGTTAAATGCATGAAATCAAAGTTTACATCCAAAATTGGGATGCCAAACGATAATGGTTGCATGGAATGGCTGGGATGGAAAAACAAACATGGTTATGGGAAGTTCAGTGTAGGTTCTAAATACGCATTTGCACATAGATATTCGTATGAATTTCATATTGGTGCGATACCAGTTGGATTGTTTGTTTGTCATTCGTGCGATAATCGTGGGTGTGTAGCACCGCAGCACTTATGGTTAGGAACTAACATAGAAAATCAACAAGATATGCGGAATAAAGGAAGACAAAATCATCATAGAGGGCCATTACCCAACATCCAGGGATTAAAGCATATCAATGCCAAACTAACTGAAGACAAAGTTAAAGATATAAAAATTAAACTACTCAAAGGCATTAAAGGGACAATAATCGCAAGAAAGTATAATGTATCTGATCAGACCATATATGACATAAAAAATGGCAAAAATTGGAAGCATGTCAATATTTAGATGGCAATAAAATAACTATGTTTACAATTTATAAAAAACAAAGCCCCAATAAAATTAGAGATATAAATATTGCTATTGAGTATCATAATACTGGCCAAAGTCTACGTACGATAGGGGATAAATATGGTATGTCCAGTTCTAGAGTTTATCATAATACGTCGTAAAACCTCGTGCTTTAGGTCGAGGATATAAGACGCGAGTAAAAAAGTTTGCAAAGTAAATAATCTTTGCTATGCTGGTTCTTGTCGCCGATAACCAAGACGATCTACCGCCGGGCAGGCGGGATGTAATGCTTGTGGAGTGGAATGCATAAGCACCACTGTGAAGCAAGAACCGGAATCACCTTCCTTTAGGTCGGTGAGGATGTCAACGATTTAAAATGCTAAACTTAGCGTAAACATTAACTTATTAACACCGTAAAGGAGTGATTCAAATGACTACCCAAGCAGCAGTCGATCTGATATTAAATTTTGCAGGCCAGAACAATGAAGTTGTGCCAAGATTAGGTAGATTATATGCCCCTAATAATACATTGTCTCAAGTCTCAACAGCTGGGTTCCTAGATGCTTATTTAAAAGCCAATAGCAACCCACTTTTAGCTACCGATTTGGTTGCAGCTGTTGCAAGCAATGGCACGCAATGGTATAAATGTGTATTTACTGCAGGATCTTGTCAGTTAACTGTTTTACCATAAACCAAAGAGGAGTAGTAGTAATGAACTTAAGTCAAGCCCTAGAAGAGTTACAAGCCGGTAAATGTATGTCTCGTGAAGCGTGGTTATATGACGATGGGTATTTAAAGATTTTACCGGGCATGAGCGATGTCTGGAAAATTATGTTAAAACCTAATGCAGGCAATTACATCTTTACTATAGCCGATTTACAAGCAACGGACTGGAAAGAGTTTGAGTTAGCAGAGGTCCACACTAACGATTAGTGTAATCATCTAAATAATAAGGTTATAGTATGGAAACTATTAGCGATCAAATGCCGGTTGATGAAATTGAAGCAATCAACGAGAAGTTATTTGAGAGACTTTCAGATGCTGGAATTGATGAAGCTGAAGTTTTAAGAAAATGCCGTGAGGATTTGGTGCTTTGGGACGGCTATTTTGATGAGAATGTGGTACGTGGACGCGATGACATGAACTTTCTTTTACGCGACCAGTGGTCAGCTGTAGAACGTTCCGAATTCTCCCGACTATTTAAGCCTGCTATGACATTTAATAAGCTCTATGATGTTACTAAAAAGATAGCTGGAGAGCAGAGAAAGAACAAACCAGACCTAATGGTTCGTTCGCTAACTGGTAAATCTAAGCAGCAGCAGATTGATATGAGAGCTGATTTAGTACGTACTATTGCCTATCGTAATCAGAATGACTTAGTGTATCAAACAGCATTTAAATCAGCTCTGACGATGGGTTTTGGGGCTTTTGAGATATGTCTTGATTACGAAAGCCCCACTTCATTTAAACAAATGGTAAAATATGAGCTAATCCCTGATGCTGCACGTACGAGTTTCGACCCATGCGCCATGAAGCCACATAAAGGAGACGGTAACTTCTGTTCACGCCAGTATCTATATACCAAACAGGAATTCTACGCTACATATCCGCATGTGATGAATCCTGTGTCATATTCTGATCCACGCTCTCTCTTAGACTTCCAGTGGGAAACTAGAGATACTATTGTTGTTTGTAAATATACACGTAAAGAATGGTTCCCCGTGAAACTATTTTTGTTATCTGACGGTCAAAGCGTAACAGAAGATGAATGGGAAGAAATGCAAATTAATCTTAAATTTAAAGAAAAATTGGCTGATTCCTCTGAGGTAGTAGGAGATATAATCCGAAAAGGTATTCCGCGCATAATCGGTGAGCGCATGAGTAAAGATTATTTTATTCGCCAATATGTATTAACTCAGAACCAGGTAATAGAGTTTACAGACTGGCCGAGTAGACATCTACCGATAATATTTGTTGATGGCGATAGCAATTATATTAATGGCAAGCAATACACACGTTCATTTATTCATGAAGCGCGAGATTCCCAAAGATTTGTCAACTATGTAGGGTCTGAAATTGCCGCAGAAATTAAGAATCGCAGACGTGAGCAATGGCTTGGTACACCTGATAACATTCTTGGAAACGAACAACTCTGGCGTAATCCTGAATTGCAATCAGGTATATTAATAGCTAAACCAGACCCTAAAACAGGAATGATGCCGACTAAGCAGCCACCGTGGGAGCTCTCACAGACCTTATTGCAACAGTTCCAGCGTGGTTGCCAGGACATGCGCGAAATTCTAGGATTTTCAGAGAATGAGCAGCTACAAGGTCACGATATGTCGGGGAAAGCTCGGCGAGAACGTAAACTCGAAGGCTCGATGTCTGCTTACGTATGGTTTGATAACTTAAACCAGGCTGTTGAGCAGGGTGGAAGGGTAGTACTAGACTTATTACCAGTGATAATTGGTGACTTCGAACGGTCAATGGTTGTATCTAAAGCGGATGGACGCACCGAATCATTAACTTTAAATAAACAAGTTGGTGAATCAGATGATGGCGAACCGATGCGGGAGAATGTGCTAGATAGTGGCGATTATGATATTGAGATTGATGTTGGTCCGAGCTTCGCTGTGCAACGTGATATTGCGTTAGAGTACTTTCAAAATACTACTGCACAGAATCCACAGGTATTTAACCTCATTGCCGATCTATGGGCTGATAACTTAGATATACAACAACGTGATCAGGTGAAGGAAAGATTAAAAACTTTAGTTCCCCCAGAAATAATAGCGCAATCTGAAGGGAAACCCCCCCCACCTAAACAACCTAATCCACAAGAAGTTGCTATGCAACAGCAAATGCAAATGATGCAAGAAGAAATGAAGAACAAGCAGGCTGAGGTTCAAATTAAGATGCAAAAATTGCAACTTGAACAAGAAGAACTTCAATTGAAGAAAGCCGAAATGTTATTAAAAGCTCAAAAGGTACAACTTGATAGCCAATTAGATATCTATAATCATCAAGCTAATCTAGAGAAGACTAGATTAGCTCATGGATTAGATAAAGAAAAAGCAGAATCTAAATTTTCAGGCGATTTAGCAAAAGTATTAGCTGATTTGCATAAACAAGAACGACAACACGATCATGAGAAGCATTTAGAAAAAAATAATTCTACTGATTAAATTTTAAATATGCGTAAGCTGATTCTAATATTTCAAAGGAATAAATAAATAATGGAATTCAAAGCTGGCGACATAGTATATTGGTTTGCCTTTGACGAGGACAGGATTGTCGGGGTAAATGAAGATGTGATTATTGCTTTTATCAATAAAAAAGCATTAATGATGAAAGCCGATCATCTTGTGCCATTATCTCTTTTATTTAAAAGCGAAATAGTTTGCGAAGATGCAAATACTAGAAGCTTCTCAATTTTAAATACACGCCCTCACTTATAAATATTCTAATCAAGTCATACCAATAAGGTGTAATTCCATATAATATATGCCATAATGGTATTAACAAGAATTCTTTCTTAGGGTTTCAAGTCAACCGTATGACTTAGGGCATATTAAGTGTCAGATGTGGAGCATAGATTTTTATGAGTGAAGATACAAACGCTTTAGCCGAAAGTTTAAGCGGCGATAATGAAAATGATGTTAGGAATGATAGTCAGGGCCCAGGGGAAACCGAAGAGCTAGCAACTTTAGAGGAATCTAACAACGGTCTTGGCGATGATCCTCATAGCATTAAAAAACGCTTAGGGATGCAAGCTAAAAAACACCAGCGCGAAATGCGGGAAATGCGGGATCAAATGTCCCAAATGCACGCAATGATGCAAGGTGGTAATAATGCTAATCCCAACGCATCAAGTTATCAGCCAGAACCTTATCCGTCGCCAGGCCAGCCTAACCCGCCAGCTATGTCGGAACAGGATAAAATACAGTATGCGGTACGCCATGCTTTAGGAATGCGAGAGCACGAACAAAGACAGGCAGAAGAAGCCCAAAAGCAGGCTCATGTACATAAGCAATATAAGCGCTTAAATGATGAGTTTGATAAGGCTTCTGACAAGTATGAAGACTTTGACGAAGTGGTTAGAGGGGATGACGTCCCGTTTACAGAGCACGTTAGAGATGCTTTATTACTCGTTAATAATCCCGTAGAGGTAGCTTATAAATTAGGCAAAAATCCATCTGAACTCCAAAGAATATCTAAACTCCATCCTTTAGATCAGGCAAGAGAAGTTAATAAACTTTCATTTTCTCTGATGGGTGGCACAAGTGGAAAAACCCAGTCATCCAGAACAACGCCATTGGGCAATGTCAGAGTAAATCCAGGAGCTTCTCAAGCCGTTACGGACAAGACCCCTGTTTCTAGTATTAGATCCAGGATGAAGGCTGGCGACTGGAAATAAAATAATTATAGCCATTCGCCATTTAATTTTAAATGGAGACCTATAGAATGACTACTGTTAACCAATTTATTACAACTGATTTGGTATCTAATACCGCTCTGGCTATGTTTGCGAATAACGCACCATTTGTCATGACGGCCTCAAGAATTTACCAAGACGATTTCGTTTCATCTGGCTATAAAATCGGTGATACCTTACAGGTAAGAAGACAAAACCACTTTATTGTTGGCGATGGAAGTGTCGCAACACCTCAGTCAATTATAGAAACTGTGGAAACCATTGTTGTTAACCATCAATATAATGCTTTGATTGCTTATACCATACAGGATTTATCTTTAAGAATTGAAGACTTTTCCCGTATATTTATAGCACCTGCTATCCAAGAAATTATTACGCAGATGGAAAAAGATATAGGTTCTGCCGCTGAGCAAGAACTTAATTTCTTCACTGGTACTGCTGGCGTAGCTATTAACTCTTTTACCACCGTTGATACGGCTGGAGCTAAATTATTAGAGCAAGGTGTTAATATTGCATCCGATGCTTATCTAGCTATGACCGTTAGAGATGGCTCAAGCTTAAAAGGCGCATTATTAAACAACTTCACTCCTGTATTCAACGAGGATATAGTAAGGAGCTCTGCAATTGGCCATTTATCTTATTTTGATATTTTCCAATCTCAAAATATTAAACGCCACACCGCAGGAGCTGGACCAACTCTTTACTCAGCTGATACGTTACTTGTTAATGGGGCGGTATCATCTGGATCAACTATTATTCTCAGTGGGGCTACTGATAATATTACTAATTATTTTGTGGTTGGGGATGTAATTTCTATCGCCGGGGTTGATTCGGTGAACCCTGTTGGTCGTGGTGATACTGGCCAAAACATGCAATTTGTTGTAACTGCTAACGCAAGCTCTAATGGTAGTAATGCGGTAACGCTATCTGTTGCTCCGAGCATTATATCTGATACTACTAATCCAAATCAAAACGTTACTAATGCAGTACCAACAGGTGCGGCCGTAACGGTAGTAGGATCGCATAATGTAAATGTAGCCTATCCGTCAAGAGGGCTAGATATCGTGTGCCCACCCCTCTATAAGTTGCAGGTGCCCTATGCATCCGTTGCGGTTGATCCTGAAACAGGATTGTCATTAGCGGTGACACAAACTGGAGATATACTAGGATATCAAAACTATATGCGTTTAGACTTATTATGTGGCTTCTTATGGCATCCACAATACGCAGTGAGAGTATTATCATAAAAGGAGATAGACATGTTAACTTGTGTTTATCATGCCCTGGGTAATATGATCGTAGTTGAAGATGACGAAGCTCAACGCCTGTTTGATACAGGCGTTTGGTTTAACAGTCCTAAAACAGCACGTGAATATAAAGCTAAAGTTGAGCAAGACATTTTAAACGAGAAGGCTCAAGAAAAGCTACAACTAGCAAAGCTTAATGACAGAATCAAAGATAAAGTAAAGGGGAAGAAAAATGAAAGATAATAAAAAAGTTGAGTCTAACAATGCATTTGTAAGACGCGAAGAAGCTAAGTTAAAAACCATGATGGGCGGACGTCCTAAAATGAAAGCTGAAATGGAAAAGTTCAATGCTTATATGAGCAATGATGGCATGGCAGCTGAAGATTTTGGTCGCAAGCTATGCAGTGGACTTGATGATGCTTTCCCAGCTAACTTCAACTCAGCAGTTGACCATTTAAAATAGGTAGGTGGAATCGACATATGCTCTCCCATATGTCGATTTTTTACTCTTATTTATACATGAGGGAAGGTCATGCCGCAAGTTACAAAAACAGTAAACGACCTGATAATTAATTCACTCTACTTACTAGGTGAGCTAGGAGTTGGAGAAGCACCTGACTCATTCATGCTTTCATCAGGACTTGAACTTGTTAACGAACTTCTAGATAAATTTGCATCTGATAGTATCTACATCCCTTACCTGACAGAACTTAGTTTTAATATGGTGGCTCAACAAGCAACATATATAATCTCTGATATTATCACTGCGAACCCTACGCCGGATGTCAAAGCCGATAGAATTGTTGATTTATCTTTTGCTAACTATTATGTTCCAAGTGACGGTCAAAATATTGTTTATCCGTTAGATATTATTAATAAAGCTCAGTATTTCGGCGTAACACGCCTGCCCATACTCTATACTCGCCCTGCATTTGTATATCTTGATAAGCAAGCTTTATATAGTAGCGTGACATTTTATCCGGCTCCAGACCAGCCCTATCCCTGTTTGCTAGGGGTTAAAAGCATGCTTGATAGCTTGATAGCGAATCAAAGTTTATCAGAATTACCACCATTTTATTACGGCTTCTTAAAATATTGTTTAGCTAGAAAGTTCCGCTCATATTATCCATCCGGGAACTGGAATGAAACAGCAGAAGAAGAATACCAAGATTATTTTAATATTATTAAAAATGCGAATGAAACAGATCTTACTATTAGACCATCTGCAGTATTAAGTAGGCCAGAGCCATTCTACTGGCAAAATATATTAGCATATTAATATGAAAAAAGATTACGACATAGTCGGTAGTTATGATAACCAGCGTTACAGTACGATTAACGCTGAGAGATCTATTAATCTATTTGAATATATGGATCCTCAAGGTAAACGGCCCAAGACTCTATTATCTACCTCAGGGTTAGATAACGCTGATTTAAACTTTGGTACCGAAACTGGGGGAGCTAGAGCAGCATTTGTATTTAATAATGCCGTTTATCAGGTTTTTGGTGCTAATGTCTACAAAACGACCGGAGTAACCGGCTCTTTAATGACTGTTAAAATCAACACTACAGTACTCACCAACACGGCCGGGTATGTAGGTATAGATGCTAATCAATATCAAGTAATTTTTGTCGATGGCACATTAGGCTATATTTATGATACTACGCCAGGAAATCTTGCCCCATGGCAACAAATTACTGATACTGGTTTTCCCGCGAACCCATTGGATGTCTGTTTTTTAGATGGCTTCTTTGTCGTAGTAGCTGGCGGCACAAATACATTCCAACTTTCCGCATTTAATAATGGTTTGGTTTGGAGTGGCGGAATAGGCAGCGGGATTTCATTTACAGCCAGTTCAAGTATCCTCACACTTTCTGGAAGTAACGCTAACTTTGCTACGGGTGTTCCTGTTACATTCTCAACAACAGGCAGTGTAACATTTACCGCAGATACAACTACCAGCATTCTCACATTAAGTTCGAGCAATCAAAATTTCCCAACTGGAACACCGCTTATATTTACTACTACAAGCGCGTTGCCAAGTCCATTAATGGTATCTACTACCTATTACGCAATACAAGTTGGAGTCCCTACGACTAACCCAGGAACAATTAGAGTGGCCACAACGCTTGCTAACGCAACGGCTGGAACATATATCACGCTATCCACTATAGGAAGCGGTACAAATACTATTAATGCTAGCAGCGCATTACCTCCTCCTTTATCATCTGGCCCACCGCAAACTTATTATGTAATTAATATTCCGAGCATGGATAATAATACTATTCAAGTTGCCTTAACCTATGCTGATGCGATAGCTGGACTTGCGTTAACCCTGACTGGTAATGGAACCCCGCCGAATACTATTACAGTTGCTGGTCAATTGCAACTCGGTAGTATAACGTCACATCCGGGTACAATTGTTGGTTGCGATACGCTGCATAGAAGATTATTTTTATTTTCTCAAAACTTCACAGAAGTTTGGGAGAATTCTGGACTAGGAAGCAATCTACCGTTTCGGCGTAATAATTCTTTACTAATGGAAGTCGGCACGCCTGCGGTAGGAAGTATTCAAGTAGGATTTGATCAAATGTATTTTCTAGCGCAAGATAAAGACGGTTTAGCCGGCGTGATGGGCGTTAAAGGTACTGAATCAGTATTAGTGAGTAACAGAGCGTTGGATTATCAGCTAGGGCAATACGCTGAAACTACAGGCGTCTCAGATGCTAGAGGCATTCTTATCAAAGAAAACGGACTTATATTCTACCGTTTAAACTTTACTGCATCTAATCATACCTTTGTGCTTGGTGTGAGCATGAGCACGCCGGAGGAGCCTAAATGGCATGAAGAAGAAGTTTTAAACTTTAATCGTCATCCAGCTCAAACTCATTTCTATTTCCAGGGTACTAACTATTACGGTGATTATAGCCAGGCAGTTTGTTATATAGTTGATGATACAGTTTCAACTAACAATGGCCAACAGATTAGACGCACTAGAATCGGTCGCCAAATGACCCCGGAAGGCTATAACAGGTTAAGAATTGATAGATTCCAGGTTGATTTACTTCAGGGTTCTGTACAAATAGCACAAATAGTTCCTATTAATTTATTAACCGAACTTTCGCAGCCAATCCTCACTGAATCGGGAATAAATATTATATTGGAAGATTCCGGTACAAGTGATGGTGGTAATTTTACTAACCCACAAGTTTATTTATCGATTTCCAAAGATGGCGGTCAAACTTATGGCTATAGGTTACCAGCTAACATGGGTCAAATTGGTCAGCGAACTTATAGAACAGTTTGGAGAAAGCTAGGAACTACGCCTAGGGGACAGGGATTCGTTCCTAAGATAGAGTTCTTTTTCCCAATACCATTTATCATCCTAGGCGCGGCCTGGGATTTTGAAGATATGCCGGAGTAACTATGGCAAGAGATTTCGATAACTTTCCGACATATGATCAATTAACCAACAAAGGTGATTATCTAAGTGGTATATGGTCAGACTTCTTTGCCACTTTTGTGCAAACTTTACAAGGATATTTAGGTCAGAATGGAATGTTTGTTCCGGTGCTAACTGTGGCTCAACAAAACTTGATTCAAAGCCCGCAGGAGGGCCAGTTGGTTTATATTGTCGATTCTAATACGCCAACGCTGCCAAGGACTGCCCAACTGCAGATTTGGCAAGTAGTGGCTGGTGTAGGACAATGGACAGTAATTGTTTAAAGATTTTAGTGTATTATTAACATATAATGTTAGTAAATTTTAAAGGATTAGATTATGTTCGGACTTTTTGGATCAGATAAACCGTACAATGATGCGATGGAACAGTATCAAAATAACATGAATCAGGCGCAAGGAGTACAACAGCCTTGGCTCCAGGCCGGACAAGGGGCTATTGGTGACTATCAGAAGTGGTTACGAGGCCAACAAAACCCTAGTGGTTTTATTAATAATTTAATGAAAGACTATCAACAAAGTCCATATAATCAATATTTGCAACAAGAAAGCCAGAACGCTGGGATAAATGCTGCATCAGCTAGTGGATTAACTGGAAGTACGCCATTCATGCAGCAACAGCAACAGAATGCTGGAAATATTGCTCAGGGCGGCATGAATGACTGGCTAAAAAACGTTCTTGGCATTAATACGCAATATGGCGAAGGTCAACAAAACTTAATGAAAGGTGGCCAGACCTCAGCAAATGCCCTTAGTGGGCTGTTTCAAAATAATGGACTAAATGCAGCCGGATCTACTTTTGGTGCCGGTCAAGCGCGTGATCAAGATATGAGTAATCTTTTTGGCTGGATTGCCAAGATGTTTTTTAAGTGAGGATATAACATGAGCTGGTTACCAACACCTAAAATGCCAGGCCCGGGAGGAAGTTTAGTAGAGGCTATTAATGCTATTAGTGAAATGCAAAAACAACATCAGGTACAGAAATATTATGGCCCTAATATTCAATCCGAAATGGGTTATAGAAATGCGTTAACGCAAGGTCAAAATATAGAAAATGAGTATATGCCAGAAAAATTACGACAAGCTAATGCTTTTGCTGGATTACAAAATCAATATTATGGCCCCAAGGCTCAAGCTGAGATAAACTACAGTAATGCTCTTACAAATAAATACAATACGATGGTCCCTTTAGAGGCAAAAGAGTTAGAATTAAAGAATACATATTATCCTGATGTGACAAAGTCAAATATAGGTCTTAACAATTCTCTTGTTAAGCTGAGAGAAGAGGGAGGAAGTGGATTAGGTGTTGGTGGAAAAGAAGAGTTAAATTTTCAAAAATTTGTTCATAAAGATAACCCGCACTTAACCCCAGAGCAGGTTTATGAGGCATCTAATGTTGTACGTCAAGGGGGGAATCAATTATCTGATGGGACCAAGTTAAACCCAATGTCAGCAGCCACTCAATCATCTTTGGATAGAGTAACTAAAGCAGGAACTACCGCACCGATCCTAACCGGAAATATAAAAGCTAAACAAGCAGAAGCGGAATTAGCTGTTTTAAATAAGTACGCCCAAGAAGCCTTAAAACCTTATGGCACTACATATGGGGGGAAATCTCCTCAGCAGATTTTAGATAGTTTTAAATCCGATGAAAAATCACAAATACAATTAGGCAGATTTATTGCAGCTCAAGCCTTAAATTATGAAACAGCACAAAATAGGATTAAATTAGCAAACGGACAACCTGGTGTAACAGCTACAGAAGAATTAATGAGAATATCAGGACAACAAATAGAAGGAAATTTTCCAAAATTAAGTCAAACAGCAAGACAAGAGGCGGCTAGATACCTGGATGAGGCATTAGCGAAAGGCTTAGAAGCAAGACAAGCCGTTCCTATTGGAGCATCCACAACACAGCAAGCAAATAAAAAAGAATCTAATAATAAAAAAGAACCTGACGATTTAAGCCTTATGTCTGATAATGCGTTAGAAAAATTATATTTGGAACCTGATACAAGTGAAGCAACAAAATTAGTTATCGAAGCAATAGCAAAAAAAAGAAGAAAAAAATAATGGACTTATACGATAGGATCCAAGAGCATAAAGCCAAAGCCCCTAAAAGTTCAGAAAGCTCATTATATGATCGTATTCAAGAACATAAAGAGAATGAGAGTAATAAAGAGACTGATTACTCTTATTCAGCTGCAGAGGGAAGAGAGCATAGGCAAGAAGCGTTAGAATATCTTAAAGAACCTTTGATATCTGCATTAAATTTTGGGCAAACAATTGGTAAATATACTAACCCATTAGAATATATTTGGCCTCAACCAAATATTGATTGGAGACAAGCTACTGGCGGGGTACCAGAAGAAAAAAGAAATTTCGGACATATGGCGGCTGGTTTCGTTCCAGAGCTTGCAGCAACTTTAGCCGTTCCGCAGGCAACCTTAGGGCCTCGGGCCGTTGCTGCACTTGGCCGCTTCGGTGCCCCGGCAGCGAGAGTTGCTTTAAACAGTTTAGCTCAAGGCGGAATTGGAGCGGCCTTTAATTCTGAAAATCCTTTAGGTGCTGGAATGGCTGGAACAGCCACCTCATTACCATTTGCTATTATTAATGAATTATCTAAACATTCTCACCCGTTAGTGAGACAAATAGCAAGATTAGGCAGCAAAGCAGGATTAGGTTACGCGGCTCATGAAGTAACAAAAGGCGTTACAGGTTCAGAGGCCGCAGCTGATACAGCGGCTATTGCTACTACTTTAGGCATGAGCCGGCCAGGTTTAAATGCTTTGGCTAGAAAGATTAATAGAGGTAGACAAAATCCATTGCAAGAACAAGCTTTGATGGAGGCAGGGGAAAGATTAGGCATTCACGTTAAACCATCAGAAGCAAACCCAACGTTTTATATGGGACAACAAGTAGGAAACGTCGGTAAAACTTCCGGTGGATCTGTTAAATTAGCTGAAAATCAAGCCGAAAGAACAAGACAAGAACAAGACGCTATTCTTCGTCTATTTCATACCATTTCTAGTCCAGAAGCAGAAGACCAGATATCAGCATTATATGACAAGGCTGGTAAAACCATAGTGCCTGAAAAATACACACATAAATACGAAGGCAAGCCAGTACGAAATAATTATGTTGAAACCAAAGAAGGTGATAAATATGCTAAGAAAGATTTATTTGCTGAAAAACCGGGACAAAATTTTGTGGAAACTCCAGAGGGAGAAATAATTCTTAAAAAGGATTTAATAGAAGAAGCTACCGGTAAAATAAAAGGTGGTAAAGCAATCTTTAGAGAAGCGATTAAACAATTAGAAAACGACGTGACCTATCAAGATATTTTAAAAAACACACCTAAAAATAGTATTGAATATTACAACCAAGTTAAAAGAAAGCTTTATGCTATGGAGCGTGCAGCAAAACGCGGAGATAAGCCAGATTTGACCTCCGCAGCTAATATAAAGAAAGTAAGAAAACAGATGACTAAAGATTTAGATAAATATTCTGATGAATACAAAGAGGCACGTGAATTATCAGAACTTAAAAAGGTTAAAGAAGGATTAATAAAAGCATTTAATAAAAAACCGTTAACAATGGCGAACATGGCTCAGGTATTAGGTGATAAGGCAGAATTTGATAAATTAATAGCAAGCACAAGGAATGCGCCTAAAGCACAACAACAATTAAGAGACATGCAATTATTGGCGCAGCATATGGGTGGCAAAAATTTAGATGCCAAAGCTGGCGAGAGAATGGCCCAATTAGACACTAATATGGTAAAAAGCGCATATGATGCTATGAGAGTAGCGATTAATGAGCACTTTGGAGGTAATTTTGATGTAGCAGCAGTAGAGCTTATGTATAATCCAAAATGGCGAGATGAAGTACATCGATTATCTCAGATTACAGATAGAGAAAAGCTAACATCAGAAGGATTGAACTTATTTGGAAAAATATTAAGCCAAAGTGCTAGTAACGCTATTGGTGGTTAAGGTTGTGAAAGATCATAAAGAATAGCAATAACAATAAATGTTGCAAGTAATTCTACCATGGTGATTATCTCCACTTAGTTAAAAAGATAAGTATAATAGTTAGTAAGGTAGAAAGCAAGGATTATTTGCAAAATGAATAAAATAAAGGGTGAATAAATGTCAATCTCTTATGTGTTAGGTGCCGAGCCAATATGGTACATTGTAAATAATAATGGGACACCGTCTGGTGGCGCGACACTTACAAGTTATGATGCGCTGACTGGAAACGCTAAACCTATCTATATGAATGCTGAAGGCGCCGCGTGGGATAACCCGATTGATTTTGATCTGAATGGTACGAGTGGACCGTTTTATTTTGCGGTTGATAGTGCAAATCCAAACGATGGGTATTTCCTTGTTGTTAAAGATGCGCAAGGTAATCCACTTTGGAGTGTAAATAACTATCTTCCAGCTGGAGGCGGAGGGGGCGGTGGTGGTGGCACAGATTATAGCCAAATTCTAAACTATATCACTAATGGGCCAATGATTAATCATATAGGTAATACGCAGATAACGCCGGCTGTGAGTCTTCCCATTAGTTTAGTAGTGGCTCCATCAAATCACAAAGGTTTTACTCCTTATACATCAGTCCCTATTATCGGAACTTATGGTGCATTAGGTCCAGATATAATGTTCTTAAAAGGCTCTACCGTCAATCAAGATAATATACAATTTATGTTATTTGCTTTCTCTAGCTCGCCTATGGCAGCTGGAAGTTCTACTGATATAACCCCGGTAGATTTTTTACAATACCAATGCACAAGTTCTAACACTGGGGATGTCTATAAATGCTTCCAGTTTCCGATAACCCAAAAGGTTAAGAATTTATCTAATCAGAAAATGACTTTTAAAGTCTGGGCGATGGTGTCAACAGGCACACAAACTTTACCGGTTTATTTGAGGCAATATTATGGCTCTGGAACCGCTGCCACACCAGAATCAACGTCTACTCTTACATTAATAGGTAATTGTGCGGTAACAACAACATGGACAGCATTTTATCTAAACTTTACTGTTCCAAGTGTTGGCCTAAATTCAATCGGTACGCTAGGCTCCCAAACAGATGATGATGCTATATATGTTCAATTAGGAATGCCTTTAGATACAGCTGTTATAATCTCTTTTACTAAGCCTGCATTGTATCTTGGAACTATTCAACCACCTCAAGATTTTAATACTTATGACCAGATAGATTCCGTTAACTCTACCGCTAGGACAGGAGATGTTAAGACAAGTTATCTATCGACGGCTCCTCTTGGTTGGATAGCGATGAATGACGGCTCTATTGGTAATACCGGTTCGGCTGCAACAATTCCAGCTGCAAAGGGTGCGCATGCTTTTGCTTTGTTTAAAACTATTTGGGATGGTGTATCGAATAATACTTATGCTCCAGTATCTGGGGGGAGAGGCTCTACAGCTTTAGCTGATTTCTTGGCGAATAAGACTTTAACATTGCCACGTGCTTTAGGACGGGCTTTGGCTGGAGCTGGTTCAGGTTCAGGGCTTACGCCAACAACTTTAGGTGAATGGCAGGGCCAAGAAACTGTCCTTCTGACGGGAGTAAATCTTCCATCTGGTACCCCGTTTAATAGTACAGGCTCTGGGACGGCTCTAATCACTCCTGACGGCACTTATAATGTGCCAGCTAGTACTAGCAATGCATATTCACAAGGTGGCAATACTGCATTTTTTATTATTCAACCAACAACTTATTTTAATGTATTTATCAAACTATAGGAGCCAAACAAATGGCAGTTCAATTAGTAGTTCTACCCCCTTTAGACCCGAATATTTTTACAGGACCTACTAGGGTAATGGCTGGTGTTGGCCGTACTGGCACATCAACGCTAGATACTTACTATGGTCCAAATGGATCGGTAGAGTTTGCCCGCTGGTTGTATGTGGGCGTTACGGGAAATGTTAGTTATACTAAATGGGACGGAACTGAACAGGTGCTTATAGGCATTGCAGCAGGTGTGTGGCATCCTATATACTCTATCAGGGTTAATTCAGATTCGACTACAGCTACTGATGTGGTATGGGGAAGCTAACAAGTTAGCCAATGTAATTGTAATAATTTTAATATTAATAAGGAAATAAAATGACAACTTCAAATTCAGAATATGTATTCTCTCCGTGGTTAACGCCTGTACGTTTAGTGCAAACCTCTAACTTAGCCGGTACATACTATAACGGTCCGAATAACAACGGTGTTGGAGCAACATTTACTGTTGCCGCTTCATCATTAACTGTGGATAGTGTTGTTGCTGCGGTGGGTGATCGCATACTATTTATAGACCAAACATCAGGGTTTCAAAACGGTATTTATGTTGTCGAAAGTATAGGTTCAACTGTTGTGTTACAACGCGCTTTTGATCAACAAAACTTAGAGCAAATCCAAACAGGGCAATATGTATCAGTTAAAGGCGGCTCTGTAAATGGAGGCAGTATCTTTACAGTTATTGAGCCACGTCCGCAACAGTTAGGTGTTAGTAATATTGTTTATAGTAGCGAGCCTGCTTCAGGAGCTTCTGTAACATTTTCTGGCGGTCCGTCAGTGGCAAATGCTTTAGCCGTATTCTCCAATACAGCAGGGGATGTAAAGCCACAAACTACAACTTCTACATTAGCTTATGGATTAACAGCAGCTACTGGAAATATACAAGCAACAACAGGAAATCTTGTTGCCGGTTCTTCAGGTAATTCCGGAACGGTTGGATCTTTTCCAGCAACATCTGCAGAGGGCGAACTATTACTTGCCGCTGTAAATAATGCTGCAGGTAACTTCAATACAACTATAAGTAATGCTGCTTCTGTTGCACAATCTCAAGTTGTATCTATTCCTGATTCTGGCTCTGCTACTGCACAATTTTTAGTAAAGGCTGCTCCATTAGTCAGTGGTAATTATGTAGTGGCTTCAGGAACTGGTGGCCTTGTCGTTGATTCTGGCGTCCCTGCTGGCGGATATGCTCAAGTTGCTTTAACTGCCGCGCAGTTTAATGGAATGTATGCGACGCCAGTTTTATTAGTAGCTGCTCCAGGTGCTAATTTAATGATCGTTGTTGATAATATTGCTTTAGTTATGACTTATGGCTCCGCAGCATTTGCAGCTGGCGGCGTCGTGGCAGCTCAATATGATTCTACAGCAAATGGTGCTGGCGTCTTAGCGTCTACAACTGAAGCGGCAGCAGATTATTTCGCAACTGCTAGCACGGTATTTAAATTAAATCCTGGTGCTGTATTAGCACCATTTACTACATGTGCGAATAAAGGCTTATATCTAAGTAACGTCACGCAGGCATTTACTACCGGAAACTCTACGTTTATCGTAAAAGTTAAGTTTCATTTAATAAGCACTAACTCATAATGCAAGGTGCTTACGGCGGATTGATAATGATATTATTCTACGGGGGCGGCGGTTACGCTCCCGAAGAATTTTATTTAATAGCTCATACGAATTTTGATATCTTAACGCAAAATTCAGATAGGATTTTCATTCATAGATAAGGATAAGTCATGGCTGGCACGTTCATAGATGCTTTACCCGCAGTTAGTGCAGCACAGTTAACTGATGTTTTTCCAGTTGACCAATTGCCAGGACCAATTACCTATCAAGAATCAAACGCTCAGCTTTTGGCTTTATTTGAAGCAAATATTACAATTACAGATTCTAATTTTACCGGTACATTAAGTCCAACACATGGCGGGACGGGAATAAATAACGGCTCAAGTACATTGACACTTGGCGGTAATTTAACTACATCGGGTGCCTTTAATTCAGTTTTTACCATGACAGCAGCAACCAATGTAACTTTTCCTACTAGCGGAACTTTGGCTACAACTAGTTCCATCCCGTCGTTACCTTTATCGTTAGCGAATGGTGGCACCGGAGCAGGTTTAACAGCTAGTGCCGGCTCTATTGTTTACTCAGGGGCAAGTGCTCTTGCTCTAACAGCGGCTGGAACATCAGGACAATTATTAAGTTCCGCAGGAACTGGGACACCATCCTGGACTACTGCTACATATCCATCTACTACTACTATTAATCAAGTTCTATATAGTTCTTCTAGTAACGTTGTAGGCGGCATCACAGCGGCTGATAACGGTGTCATGATTAGTGGTACTACGGGAATACCTTCCTGGCTCGCTAATTCAGGAACGCCCGGATATGTTCTAACTGCTAATAGCTCAGCTCCTGCGAGCTGGCAAGCAATTTCGGCTAGCGGTGCTATAACTACTATCGACGGTGATTCAGGAAGTGTTACACCATCAAGTGGAACGATAACCATTTCAGGGGGCACGACAGGCTTAACAACTAGCGGTACTTCCGCTACATTGAATTTAACAGGTACTCTTAATCTAGCTGGCGGAGGAACTAATCACGCTCTTACGGCAAGTGCAGGTGGCATAGTATGGAGTGATGCTAGTAAATTAAATATTCTAGCTGGCACTTCAGTTGCTGGACAATTATTATTATCCGGCAATGCAGCAACTCCAAACTGGAGCACATCCACATATCCCAGCACTAATGCTGCAAATACATTGCTCTATGCTAGTTCGGCCAATACAATGGCAGCATTAGCAACTGCAACCACGGCGGTTTTAACAACATCAAGCAGCGTTCCTACCTGGGCAGCTACACTGTCATTGGCATTAGGTGGTACAGGTGCCTCTTTGACTGGTAGTGCTGGAGGAATATTTTACATTAATGTTGGTAGCGTTGGTGCTATATTGGCTGGCACCGGTACAGCAAATAAGGCTTTGTTATCAGGTAGCAATGCAGCTCCGTCATGGAGTGCATATGCTTTTCCATCTACTTTGATGTCTAGTGGATTGATGTATGCCAACTCTAGCACATCTCTTACTACTCTTAGTCCAACAACCGATGCAGTACTGACATCCGACGGATCAGGAAACCCAAGCTGGAAAGCCGTTACAGATGGTCAAGTTATTATAGGTTCAAGTATTGGGATCCCAGCGGCAGCTACCATCACTGCTAGTACAGGAATTACTATAACTAATGGTCATAATACGATTACCATCGCGACGAACGGTGCTGACCACTGGGTAGATCAATCTAGTTCTCCTGTTACAATGACTACAAATACCGGTTACACATCAGATGATGCATCTTCATTAGTAACATTTACTTTACCGACAACATCAGCTATCGGTGATTTCGTTGAAATTGTAGGCAAAGGTAGTGGCTTATGGAAAATAGCTCAGGCGGCCGGTCAGCAAATACAAATAAGTCCTAATTCTACTACATCAGGCGCGACAGGTTATTTAGCGTCAGTGAATCAATACGATGCAGTAAAATTAAGATGTGATACAGCAAATACAATATGGTCAGTGGTATCACAGCAATCAACAGGATTAACAGTTAATTAACAAATGGAGTTAGCATGGCAACCACTAATGCAGTCGGGAACGGTCTTTCAGGTGCTACAGGAACAGGATTATTTGTGGGACAAACTTCACCGAGTCTAATCACTCCAGCTTTAGGCACGCCAGCATCAGGTACATTAACTAATTGTACTGGATTACCAGTGGTAGGAGGAGGCACAGGGGATAGCGCTTTCCCTGCTTACACTTTAGTATGCGGCGGAACAACAACAACAGGAGCATTGCAAAATGTTGCGTCTGTTGGTACGACCGGACAAGTCTTAACTTCTAACGGAGCAAGTGCCTTACCTTCATTTCAAACTAACCCGGCTGGAATTACAGCTTTAATTAATGTGCAGGTTTTCACTACAGGCACAGCAGCAACATCTACCACTACGGCTGGAACAACTGCCATTTTAGTAGAACTTGTAGGCGGCGGAGGCGGAGGCGGAGGTGCTGCTGGGGGTTCAGCAACCATTGCAATCGGAGGAGGGGGCGGCGCAGGCGGCTATGCAAGATTATATATCTCAACTCCTTCAGCCACTTATACCTATACTGTTGGAGGAGGTGGCGCAGGAGGAGTTGCAGGAAATAACGCCGGGACGACAGGAAGTACTACCACTTTTAGTGGATCTACTTTGCAAGCAACAGGTGGGGTAGGGGGTAGTGGAGGAGCTGCGACTGCCCAAGCTCTTTCTATCGCTGCAGGCGGCGGAGCTGGAGGAGTCGGTTCTAATGGAACTATGAATCTAGCTGGACAGCCTGGAGGTGTAGGATTCTTCAGCAATGGCAATGCATATTCAGGCTCCGGCGGATCTTCTTATTTCGGAGGGGGGGCCATTGCTCTTGTGACTACTAATGCCGGTGTTGCGGGCGGTAACTATGGCGGTGGAGGCTCTGGAGGTTTAACAGGCTCGGCCACTGGCAAAGCAGGAGGTGCCGGCTCAGGCGGCGTTATATTTATATGGGAATTCTCATAAAATGTTTATTATAGATAATCTGCAGCCAATACATGATTCAATATTCTACTCTCAAGATATAATAGAAAAAGTGGAATATATTCCTTTAGATACATGGGTTCCCTATCGAGAATATGTTTTATATTCTACAAAAGTAGAAAATTTACAAGAGAATGATTTATTGTCTATTACAACTGAATTTGAAGTGACTAATAATACTGGGATTAATCTTATGATTGCTTCAAGCGTTAAACTATGTGATTCTGCGACCTCAGTTAAAGGCAATATATTAATATCAGCTAATGGATTTAATGTTAGTCCTTCGATGCATCACGGAGTGATGACACATGCTAGACAAATAAAACTTAATAAAGATTACGGAGATAAATATGTAAATGTCATAATTGTTGCTGCGAGTACTGACGCAAAACCTATTCATAGATTAAAAATAGAAAAGGAATATGGACATTTAGATATTATGGTTTTCAAGAACAAGAACCAGGACTAAAAATGAACACAGATGAGCTGATAAAAGATATTAAAGAATTAATTTTAGTTTTAGAATTATTTTTAGAAAAAATAAATACTCATGAGCTAAGCGAATCTGATATAGACTATATAGGATGTGGCCGCTAAAAAATTAATAAGGAAATTAAACCATGTCAACTCCAGGCGTAAAAATCAGCGCATTACCAGAGATTGTAGCTCCAGCACTTACTGATGTTTTCCCAGTAGTACAAGGAGGCGTCACATATAAAGAAACGTGTACACAATTAGCGGCTTTAATAGCCACAGCTACTGGCTTCGTATCGTATACGCCTCCTATCGTGGCAGGGCAGATAGCTGTTTTCACGAATACGACTGGGAATTTATCATCAGGAACCGGCACAATTGTAAATCCAGGAGGCAGTATTCAAGCTGGACTATCCGGAACATCCGGCTGTTTTATTGCATACCCAAGCGTAGCGGCAAGTGGAACGTTAAGTTTATGTGCAGTTACAAATAGTGCCGGAGACTTTTCTACTACTGTTAGCAATAATAGCACTGTAGGACAAAATCAGGTTATTTATATCCCTGATGCCGGAGCCGGCACAGCTAATTTTGTTATAAATTCCTCCCTTACTGGACAACTTGTAACTACAACAAGTGCCTCAGCAACACCTACAATAAATTCTTTAGCTACTCTTTTAACATTATCAGCTACTACATTGACAGGCGCCCAGGGTTACGGTATCGTTGGGCATGTAAATATGGTTGGAGCGTCTGCTGGAGGCTATGCAGGAGTTGACGGTACTTTAGTTGCTACCGGGATCTTATCTGGATCGACTCAGGCAACAGGCGTATACGGCAATATAACTTTAACCGGTGGCACTATTAACGGGGCTCTTGTATCTCCTGTTTTATCTGCTTATCTTGGTACATCTCCGACTACTACTGATGTGTCTAAAACATCCGGATTTGCCCATGTTAACGGTACTACTATGGTTCTTAATTCAGTTATTTCAGCCGTAACGGATGCAACATATTTAATGAATTTACAAAATGTAAGCACATATTTTGCTACTGCCGGGGTTAGCTCAGGGAGTTGGGGAAATGGTACACCACCAACCCCTAGCAAGGTCTTAGCAATCAGGGTAGGCTCTACTACGTATTATTTGCCACTCGTGGCACAAAACACTTAATAATTGGAAGTATTCATGACAACGATAGAATTACAAGACAGAATTAACAAATTAGCAAAAGAATTAGAACAAGCCTTTGCAGTTTACAATAAATTACTCGGACATCTCAGCGAAGCAAAATTTATGCTTGAAGAAGAATTGAAAGATGAGCAACGGCTCAATGATGCTCTGAAATCTGTTTAAAGCTCTTCGAAGATAAACAAGCATCTTCCCCGTGCATCATTATCTACGACGCCTATA